CGCCGTCAGGGTCAGATAGAGTGGAAAGACCGGCTTTGATTTCCAGATCACGGAGTCCGGCTTCAGCACCTTTGCGGAAAAACTTGTCAAAGGCCGCTTTGTGCTCTTTTTTTGCCGGGCCAACCTGGCCGCCGCCGCCTTGGAACTGGTTACGGGCTACAGCCGTTTCAATAGCCTCAAGTTGTGCTTTCATTTTCACAACATCGAGCAATTCAGCGTTGATTTTGTCAACCTTTTCAGCCAACAGAGGGTCAGCGTTGCCTTTTGCCTCAATTTCTTTGAGTCGGTTATCGTTCTCAACTTTAAACTCGTTGAAAGCTTTATGCAGTTCGCTGATAACGGCTTTTGGGTCAACTTCTGCGCGGACAGCCATGATTCCGCGTTTTGAGTATGTTTTCATTTTTTAAATCCTTTTATAAATTCAGTTAGGTTTAGTAGTTCATGAATGCCAGCGCTTGGCGTGACAGTGGCAGCGTTCGGAGTACCCTTTATCTCTTTAATCAAAGACCTCCTCTCGGAACGAGGAAGCCCTTGTTTTGCAAGCAGTGTGTCTATTTTTTTTACAGCAGCATTTGACTTATCTACACCAGCATCAAACACGACATCATCGGCAGACAAAAGACCTGTGGCAAAGCCGGAATCAACAGCTGCTTGGCCACTCATCCATGTTTCATCGTCCATCATTTTGGCCGCTTTTGCTTTGGTGATACCGGCAGCATCGGCGTAAAGATCGGCCATTACTCCGTCAAACTCATCAAGGGTGTCTGCCGCGTCTCGCAGATCATGCCGATTACCTATAGCAAAAACCCAGGCATTGTGAATCATCAAGAAACCTGTCTTGGCTACCTGAATATCGTCCCCGGACATGGCAATCAATGAAGCGGCAGAGGCTGCAAGCCCAACTACCTTGACAGTTACCTTGTGTGGGTGTTCGCGGAGAAGGTTGTATATTGCAATACCTTCAAAAAAATCACCGCCAGGCGAGTTAAGAGAAACAGTTATGTCTTTTGACCCTATAGCCCTAAGCGCCGCAGCAACTCTTTTAGCCGTTACGCCTTCCGACCACCCATCAGAGCCTATTGCGTCGTACATGGTAATAGTCGCATCATCAGAAGCAGCCGAAATAAGAGAGCTATCCCACTTCGACATGGCGTCGGAAGGAGCATCCCACCTAACGCCAGCAGGGGCCGCCTTTGCGTTAATTTTCGGGAGTTTTTTTAGGCTCATCTTTGCTTTCCTTTATGGAACTGGTTCGGGTCCGGTATTCGTCGCCGCCTTCATATGGATTCATTTCTAGCATTTCACGCACATCATTAGGGCTGTAAATTTCGGTATTAACGCCAATCTGAAAAGCCTCCATTTGCTCCTTAAATGAGCCACGGAGGAGTGCTTTCGGCTCAAATTTAGCGTAATATGTCTTTTTTTCTTCCGGGTTAAGCAGATCCCGGTAAATTGCCTGCTCTATATTGACGACATATGGCATCAGGGCATATTGAACGAAAGCTATAGAAAACTGCTCAGAACTGGCAAAAGTGGCTGTTTTATCCTCAGAAGTCATAATTGACAGAGGAATTGTGAAGAAAAGGTCCACTATCTGTCGATGTTGGAACCGTCTGGCCTCAAGAAACTGAGAATCGACAGAAGTCATTCCCATTTTTGTCCATGTAACGCCGTTTTCAAGCAATGCGGCCTTGTGTGCGTTTTCAACTGAGCTGTATTTATCGTTGAAATCATCAACGAAATCTTGAGCCTTTTGTCGATCTTTGAAGAACTGACCGGGGGGCATGGTCAAAACGCCGCCGATATTCGTTCCGTGGCTGAATAGCTTGGCTCCGTGCTTCTCTGTTGCCAGCTCAAGTCCGATGCTTTCCCGCGCATACTGGATAGGATTCAGGCCCATAATTCCGTCCAGAGTCAGGCCGCGAAGGTGCATTATTCTGTTGCCGGGAATAAGGTCAATCGTGCCGCCGCCTGGATTACCTACGCCGTTGCCGCCCGTGGTGTCGGTATTTGGCCGCAAGACCTTATAAAACAAACCATAGTCAGGTGTTTGGATAACTTCCTGAACCGCGCCAATAGCGAGGGGAATAAGTTCTTTTACTTCACGCCCCGGTAAGCCAGCTTTTAAGGCAAAAAAGTTACCCCGAAGATCAAGGCAGGCAGAGGCCATGCCCCAAAACTCGGCGGGGGTCATCCATGCATTAGGCTGGTCGTGCAAAATTCGATAAATGTTATGGTCTGTGGCTTTTTCTATCTTATTGCCGGTCCTTCGCATCAAATGACAAGGCATCATCTTCAGGCCGTTGCTTTTAGCCTTAACGCAGGTATGAACAGACATCGCCTGAAGTGCTGAATCGGTATTTACCGGAATACCTGTGGAGGTAGCGCCGCCGCCGTAATACGTGGAAAGGGTTTTTGACAATTCCTGCGAGGTCATGGCAAAAGGTCGCGCTATTCTACCGATAAGGCTCAAGCGCTTACCTCATTTCTGCCAAGGCGCACACCTGCTACAATCAACAAAGCACCGCACACGGAGAATGACACCCAAGGTTGAAACAAAAAAAGGCCGTACCCAAGAAGGGAAAGGCCGGATATGGATATAAGATCAGGAAGGATTTTCAATTATTGCCCGTGCATAGTTGATTTTCGCGCTAAAAATCTACTTACTGCAACCAAATTGTCGCGCAACAAAAATGTTGCACTTTCAGGCAGAGTACATCATTTAAAAAATAAATGCAATTTTTTATTTCATTAAGAGATTAGAGAGAGGGTTTCGTAGATGTTCCCGGTGTTTCGAGGCTCCGGATTAAGCACCATCAGAGCGACAGCACCGAAAAGAGCAATAACCGGGTCAATTTTCCCGGTTCCGCTTGCCGCTTTTGTGACGAGTATTGCATTGCCTTTCGGCTCGACTTTGGCATTACTTACGCACCAATCCATGAGCTTTAGACCGCCATGGTGCAATTTACCGGCTGCAAGCTTGCGCTCTGTGTCTTTGATTGATGACGTGAGCCGCCAGCCTTGAGACACGCCTATTATTCGGTCATCTTCGAAGCCGAGAAGTTTCAATTTGTTTACAACGTCGGCTATTCCGGAAGGGTCAACGCCGATTCTTTCCAGTAATCCGCAGTTTTCGCACAGCATGACGATTGCGCAAAACTCGTCTACATCTTGGCCGATATGATCGACGATAACCATCTCGCCGGCTTCGTGAAATTCCGTGTATTTTGTCGCCTCTGACTTTCTTCTTTCTAGGGCTATCGGGTGAATCCACGCCCTGAAAAAAGCAAGCCATAAATCGGGATCGTCCTTATCTCTGCCAAGAACACACATCCCCAAAAGGTCGTCAAGTCCTCCACCATCTCCGCCGATAGTTATTACATCACAGCGCCTAAATATTTCATCAAGAGTCACAAGGCGAACATTTGCCCTCCAGAAGTCTGCGCCAACCCATTGCTGCGACCTCATAACCATGCCGACTTCAACATTGAGATGCTTCGCCATGAAACCACAAAGGGATTCTTCACCGTCCTCAACAGCGGTTCTGTATTTTCGCTCAATGAAAGGAATATCTACAGATACGCCGAGGTTCGGATTTGTTATGTAGAAATTCTTAGGATCTTTGTACGCTTCATCTTTGACCATCTGTGGTGGAAATTCGTACAAGATAGGCATAAAGGCAGGATCGTGTATTTTCCCATCACGAACACCACGGGCGTATTGTAATTTTTTCCGGAAAACTCCGGCGGGAGCCTTGTCTGATTGAGTGGTGAGGTAGATCGTAAAACCTTCCGGCCTTGATGCTTGACCTCCGGTTGCTTCAGCCAGCATGTTTTCTGCGTTCGGCTTGTCTCCAAACAACCACAATTCATCGATCAATACGCCGGTTGCTTTTTTCCCGGAAACCGTGTCTTTGTCGGCTGCAACCACTTTTAAAACAGTTCCATTATCCCTGTGGGTGATCGTCCTTAAATGGTCCTGGACGTGAAACATTGCGTCAAGATCTTCATCGAGCTTTACCATCCATCGGGCTGGAGTGTATGAATTTCCTGCTACCTCGATAGTAGGTGCAAGTATAAGAAATTCTGCACCATGCCGCCAGTTTACAATAACCTCCGTGAGCATAAGCGCTGCCGCGACTGTGGACTTTGTGTTTTTCTTTGCGATAAGGAGCAGGAACTCAAGGATCAATCGCCTTCCAATCTCTGGATCGTAGGCACCGAAAACAGCCGAAACAAAATCAAAAACCCATGGCTCTGAGACTTCGCCCATTGTGGGCTGGCCCTGTAGGTCATAAATTCTAAGTTGCTTGAAGATACTTAGCGCGTAGGCTGCGTGATCGGGGAATAATGGCGGACATGGTATGAGGGATTGACCGGCTATTATTCTGGATTGCCAATCCGGGCAGGCTGTTGTCCAGATCATTTGTTAAAAAAACTGTAATCAACGTCGCATCTACAAGGAACAAACCTTTTTTCTTCATCTTTAAATCCTGTCACATCTTCAAAGTCAATATCGATGCTACATACGCTCAATCCTGTTTCTTGCTCAAATTGCTTGAGTGCATTTTCTACATAAGTAAAAATATCCAACTCAAGTTTGTTTTGTTTCTTTTTGAACTCGTTAAGAGCTTCTTTAATTTCCATCACCCGATCCTCCCAACAACCTTAGGCGGCGGCGCAGCTCCAAACCGATTACCACCCGCCACGTCACTCGCTTTCTTCGCTTTCTCGTCTTTTTTGTTCGCTTTGATCGGTTCAACCCTGCCATGGCAAAAGGGCGCGGCCAAGGCTGCCATGCGGTCCTTACGGTCTGGCGAGGTGTCTGGATCATTTAGCACCTTGAGCATGTAGTCAAGAGGCAAAACAGGTTGCTCCGGTAGTGATGCTGGCGGTTTTTCTTTTGCCTCTGACTGCCGCTCCTCTTCTAGCCTTTTCTTGGTCTTGTATTTTGTCCCTTTTTTTGGTCCAGACCCCGGCCTAAAGCCTCCTCTCGGCATTTCTCACTCCTCCTGCTGTAAATAGTGGCAACTGCCCTCTATTGTTTTTGTTGGACTTTTTGGCATTACACCTATGGCATGCGCATTGAACATTATCGTAAGTGTGGGACCCTCCTTTTGAGAGTGGAGTCCTGTGGTCTATTTCTGGAGCATTGCTATATTTTGTTCCACGATTTTCTCTTGGTGTCTTTTTGCCGCATATCTGACAGCGCCACAAATCCCTCTCGAAAACAGAGAAAACATCTATTTCCTCAAACTCCACCCCGGCAAGTTTAGCCCTTCTTCTTGAATTTCCCATCCTAGGCATTCTATCGCGAGTCGGCTTGCCGGAACCAGGAGCCCCATTCCCAGCGCATTTTCTTGAACAAAACGCGTATGAATCATAATTTCTTTTTGGCCTGTAAAATTCTTTGCCGCATTTTCTACAGGTATATATCGGCCTTTCGGCTACCCGTAGTTCACCTAGATTTTTTTGCGAACACAGCAAAGAACAAAATTTCTGTTGAGCTGGATTTTGTGTCTCGTATTGTTTTCCGCACCTTATGCAAAATTTTGTTTTAAATTCTTTTGGTTTTGTGGATTTCCTTTTCAATTTATTCCACTCTCTCTTTATGCCTGTTTGTTTGTAGAATTCTATCCTACACGATGGGGAACAAAATTTTTTATGCCTGCCTTTTCCTGAATAAATATACACATGCGTTACCCCACACCATAAACAGACATCTGTTTTCTCTATCGGCTTCGTCATTTTGTACCAAGGCATTAGTTTTGGACATTCCGTAATGTTCATTTGTTACACCGTAACATATTAAAAATATTAAATCAAATGTTCATACAGCCAGCACAATTTCTGCGACTGGGGGACATGGTGGTTTCGATACTTAAGCCTAATCAGACATTTAATAGGGGGGGGTGGCAGTGCCACGCCGTAACACGCAACAAAATTGTTGCACCATCAAAACCCACTCCGAACACGCCCCTCGCCGAGAGACTTAGCATCATGACAAGCGTGTCACAGGCTCATCCGGTTCTCATCTGACTCAGCACCTCCAAGGTGCAAGGGAACGATATGATCCACAACATCACCTGGAGTTATGCGCTCAGGATAGCACAGCCGACAGATCCATCCATCGCGCTCCATGATACGCTTACGAATAGCCTGCCCCGTGCTACCCCTGATACGCTCGGTTGCAACTGGTCCTGTCCTTGATGTTGATAGCGTCTTGAGTGTTGGCTTGAGTGACTTCACTTATCGTTACCAAACCAATGCTCGAACACGTGGAAAACGAATGTGCCTCCTGCAATCTGGAATGTTCCGATATATTCACCGACTTCGCTCATCTCATGGCCTGTGCCATAGATACGAAAAAACCTTTCTTCTTTAGCCGCTTTTGGATCAACCAGCATCCAGATGCAAGGCACTCCTTTTTGCACCTGTACTGTTAATGTCTTTGCTCCAACAGGAACAAACAGGGAGCATGTTCCTTTTAACTCAAACTTCCAGACTTGCATCATAATTCCCCCATCTTTTCGGCCTCTGAATATTTGGCCAGATAATTTTCGCTAATTGCTCCACGTCTTGATTATCTTGTTGAGCATGTCGCAAGCATCAGATTCAATCTTGATCGCAGGGTGAGGTATCACCGAACCTTTCATATCACGGACAACAGCCCCCTCTTTATCCACCCTTGCTTTCGCGTCTCTCATCCTCATTATCTGTGCCGCCACCGATTCATGGACAGCGGCAGGAGTTCCGCGTCTAGTTGAACTGATTGCAAGCTCCATCACTTCCGAGTTCGTGGGTGTATTCGATTTCATTCAATGTATTCCTTTTAATGTGTTTTGCTTCGATAAGCGGAAAAGTGACAGACTCTTCCATGTTGAAGAGGTGGGGCTGCTTCCATTCGTTGATGTTCGGCGCAACTTCCATAAAAACATCGGCTACAATTCGAGAAAAGAATTCAGCGAATTCAAAATTATCCGACACCTCCAGATTCTCAAGTCGCGGGTTCTCATTTAAATTCATTGATGTACGAATAACAACATTCCATTCGGCGTTTCGAACCGTGATAAATTTAGCGTGAGTATTGATGGCCCTGATTGATTCAGGTCCGAACAACTCAACCATCTGCTCGTAATATTTCGGCTGTCTAGTTTGAAAAGATCGATCAACGATCATTCGAAAAGAAAGTATCTCGGCTGTTGCCATAAGTTCAGCCGACCTTTCAAGGTGGGCATGTGCCGCAGTCCATGTGCTCACCGCAACGTGAGCCGGTCCGGTTTGATCCAGAACAACCAATAGCGCATCGATCAAGGAAAACTGGCCGTATGTCAAGATAAACGTATCAGTATTATGCTCAAGTTTGCCGATAGCCTGTGCTGCCGTGGCTTTTTTCGCTACTCTCATTTTCTTCCCGGCGTT